GAACAAGCGACAAGACCAAAAAGTGCTACAGAGAAAATCATCTTACGCATATTTACTCCTGGTGAATGTTTAATAATGTCATGATGAGGGTACTGCATAGGCCCACATGGAATCGAACCATGATATGCGGATCCAAAGTCCGCCGTAATAACCGTTATACTATAGGCCAATAGTGGGATGGGAATTGTTAGATACTTTCCATGGCATCTAGTAGGTTCCCAAATATTGTTAGCTATTCAATATTTTTCCCAACCTGTTCCACCACTAAGCTGGTGCGACCACTCATGATTGTACGGCGTCATGATTCCGCATATGTTTTATTTAACGTCCACCTTATATGTAAACGGACGGGATACCGCGTATGGGAATCGAACCCATCTTACCAGAGTGAAAGTCTAGCGTCCTAACCGATAGACGAACGCGGCGTATGTTTTGTGTTCATCGTTCATTACTTATGTAATATACAAAGGTGGAGCCTGTTTGTCAAGCCCCACCTTGTACTCTACTGAAAAAATTGCTTAAGATTTAATCTTTTTAGTAGTTTTTTTAGGGGGGGAACTTTTATCACTTTTAGGACTAGGGGCGTCAATCTTTACCCCTAGTGTTGATAGCACATCGTACATATTTGGATAAAATACAAATAATTTCCAATCTTTAATCGCGACCATAAGTTGTGCTTCTTTCCAGTGTAACCCTTCAAGCATTTGTATCCAAATAGTTTCACGGCGATGTGCAGGAATACTTTGCATACTTCCTAACTTATAGAAATTTTTAAATCTACGTAATTCCTGACGAGCCGTGGTGTGTGCAATCCCTTCAGGCATATCCGTTTCAGGTTTGTACGTGTCGGGCATCCCTTCAGGTAAACCAATAATACGTTCATCTTCAACTGATGCCATACGCATGATGGTCACAAAGGTGGGGTCAAGTTTAGCGACTTCCTTTGCGCGAGCACATTGATCGTCTAATGTGCTCCCTTGTGCGATGTAATCAAGCTTTTCATGCAACAACATATTTGCCGTGACTCTCATTTAGAACTCCGTAATATGCTCAATAAGATTTTTCATTTTGTGTGCAATGAAATAATTCAAGAGTTGACTCTTATCACGAGCCGTCTTTTCTATTTCGTATATATGTATAATACTTTTTTCTATGTGTTCAGGAATTCTTCGCAAATCAATAATATCTAAATTACGCTTGACGTTATTCCAATGCGGCGTTGTTTCCCAATGTTCAATAGGCAACTTCTTCCATTCCTCAAGATCCTTCTTTCGAATAGGACGTTGACGCGCATCGGTTACAAACGTATCGTCAGCCGACAAAAAATTAGGAATCCCGTCACCCTTGTCGCCCGTCAAGACATGTTCCATCAATACAACATCGGGTGAGGACTCTGGCTTCAGCCACTTCTTGTGAATGGAACTATACTGACGGACATTCGAATAACGCTGTAACTGTACAAAGTCATGATCACCTGATAGGATTAGTACAGGTTGCGATACAATATCCAATCCTCGCTGTACCAGGTCATTATCCTGGGTATACTTACACAAGGTTGCAATGATATCGTCTGCTTCTGCGGTATCTACCTCAATAACCGGATACGGGAAAAACTCCGATAGTTCAGTTTTAATTTGATTCAAGGCCTCAAAAATCGAGTGCCAATCAAACCCACTACTATCCCGATCCTTTTTTCTATTTGCCTTATAATACGGAAACAGCTCCTTGCGCCAGTATCGCTTGTTATCACAGGCAATCACAATTTGTCCGTATTCCGCGCCATACTTATTTTTATAACTTCGCAAGGTATTCACAATCATGTGGCGAATCAAGGGCGTACTGATTTCTGCATCAGTACGTCCTCGAAGCTCTGCCATGAGTGTGCTAATTGCGGTTTGTGAATAATCAACAATAATCATTTAAATTCTCTATTAAAGATCATCAAATTTATCGCCAAAACACTTATCAGCGACAAGTTGTTCAAAAACTAAAAATGTTTTATCAAAACGCGCATTATATAAATCCTTTAACCCAATAACGATATTCATCAGCTTATCCTGATCTTCAGCGGACATATGGGTTTCACTAATTAATGTGGCTACCAAATCAAGATCATCGGTAATATGCCAGCAATTCATAATATGTGTTTCTAACATAAACCTATCAACGTTACAATTAGCCATTAGTCGATCCTCAAGATAAGTAAGTTAGTATTGGTACGTCCCGTCATATCCTTACACTTCGCACGAATCGTTTCAAACCAATTCGTCGTCTGATTTTTACGCAATCCTATGAATTCAGGGAGCTGTTCCTCAGGCTTTCGCAAAATCTTTTCACAGCTATGCTTAAATCCACAGATCATCGTGCCCTTCACGTACAAGCCATTCTTTACTTCTCCTTCGTAATATCCGAGGCGCCGGTTTTTCGTATCATATACCCACACCATATTTGCCCCAATAATATTTACCGCAGGTTGTGACTTCATACCTTCGAAGGTGGGCATAAAGCGAATCTTGCTAGCAAGCTTCTTTTTATCAACGGGCTTCTTTTTACGAATACGCTGAACCTTCATTTCATTTTGCTGCTGCGAAATACGTGTCATTACATCATTAAACGTATCAATAATCTTCTTGAACGCTCGCCGACCGACATAGGAATAGCCCTGCGTCAGTTGATCATCTGTCTGAGCATACGCATCTTGCCATTCAGAAATATTCTTATCTAGATATTCTAATACTAACTTCAGCTGAGGACCTTTGAAGTTATGTGTAAGGATATCTCCTGCAATTTTATCACTCAGTTCAACGTTCCCGTCAAAAGCCTCGTCAATAGACACATCAAGATCTGATAATACACCTGATACCTGCTGACGAATACGATCTTGAATTGTCGGACGGGTTACCTGCTGAACAGGTGTCGCCGGTGCCTTAGTTTTCTTTTTTGTGGCAGGCGTGGTAAACACATTCACATAATCATGAATCTGTTGAACATGCTTCGGCTTTAATGGAAATCCCTGAAGATGCATCCGTGCAAGCATACACAAGGTCGGACGAACATCTGAAAACTCTCGCCACGCCACAATATCCTGCTTTGCGGTTTTCGGACGATGTTCGCGGAGCCACTGCTCAATATACTTAATCTGATCCTTGTCTGATGCACAATAATTATGCCAATTCAATCCGCGAAGGATTTCAGCATTATAGCGTGCTTCAGGTACCTCACTATCAAGCCATGTAGGTTCATCACCAATAAACTTGGCATCTGATGCCGGAGGGAGAACGGTGTGCAATGTAGTCATAATTACAGGGCAATCTTCTTAAGTGAGTCCCAGCGGAAAGAACGCCAGGCCTGAGTCTCGGTATCCCACACCGGACAGACATCAGGATTTGTCTTACGGGGGCTTGTAGCATTGTTCGTGCTGGGCGGGATAAGCTGCTCGTCCAATGTACACTTCATGACTCGCTCGGTCCCGTCTGTCTTAGTAAAATGCACTGTAATCACTGATTCACGCAGAATACGGCGAATTCCTTCACGAGATACCTCGTCAAGCTGAACACCATCAAACATCATACTGCCTCCATGTATTAGAGTATACATGTAATATACCACAAGAAGGCCTTATTGTCAACCGCTTATAATGATGTTGTCTTACCAGATTTTCCGTCTTTTACAATTTTAAACCAGGATCCTGGACTCCATTCAGTTTCCATCTTGGTAACATTTTGGTCACCTAATGTTTTCCCCAGATTTTGTGTTGGAGGAAGTACAATAGGAGATTTTGATTTCCCAGATTTTAATTCCTGTAATTGTATATTCGCTGCAACCACCATTAAAATTGCCAACGGATCAAATACGACAATCAATAATATAGTTAATAGACGCACAGATTTTTCTATAGTTTGTGGATCATCTTGTCCATAGATTAATTGTGCAATATACTTTATTGGACCGATTTCTGTTTCAAGTGATCGCTGAGTTTTATTTAGTTGTAACTTTTGTTGCTGTAATGATAAAATTTTTGTGTTAGATTCATTAATACTTTTTGCAATACTTGATCGTTCACGCCGCTGGGCGTTACGAATAGTAACAGCCCGTTCGGTTGTGCGTTGTGTTTGTGATAAGTTATTGACTGCCACATCTAACTGTTGCAGATTTTGTTTCTGAGCGCTAATGTTTTCACGCTCAAATAAAATTTGGCTATCTAATAAAGATAATTGTTCGGTGTTCGCATCTAGATTCTCAGCGCCTTCTATATGTGACTTTGTTAGATAGCCGAATACTCCCATACTCGTAATAATACTTAAAATAAAAATCGCACTAATGAAATACGCTTTCATCAAACGATTTGCTTTATCCCAAAAACGATAGACCCAGGAAGCAGAAATCAATTTAGCAAATTCTAAAGAACTCCCCATTAAAATAACAGCGAGCTTTGCTCCGGGAAAAATTGTAATTAATCCTGCAATCGAAAACCACCCTGCAACAGAACTAATAAAAAAAGCAGATACAAATAAAAGAATTAAAAATATCATAGCTTTAAATGTTTGCGATGTATTTTACACATGATCCAATCATTATAAAAAAGATCGGGATGTTCTAACACAGCGTATTGAAATTGCAACTTTGCTTCATAATAACTACATTGTCCTTTAGTTTTACACAGATGTAATATTCGGCGTGTAAAATTGTGGTCTCCGTAGGTAGTAACATCATGAAGCAATTCTTTGTTACTTCCGTAATATCCTCGCCAGTCAGATTCAACCCGAAATCGTTTTCGCTTTCCTTTGACTTGCTTTGTTCGAGCAGCAGTGAAGAGTTTTTTCCCAATATATTGTTTGCCATTTATTTCATTTGTAATGAGATACACGAATCCAATAATATCTTCAGGAACGTCACAAAATTCACGATCTTCGAATAACCACATATAGTTGAATCCTCACAGGGTACTCAACTATTTATTCGTCTTCTTCACTGTTAAATGAATATTGTTCTTCTGTGTCTAATTCTGTACCACAAAACGGACAGTATTCTATAGGGAAATATGCATGATCAGCTTCATGATGCACTTTAAATTCTATTTCGCAATCTTGACAATAATTAAATGTTGCCATTAGGTTCCTCGTATTCAAGTTGTAGTTTTTCAACGTCTATTCGTTCTGCCATAATCATAAAGTAATACGGCAAAGATAAATCTCCTGATACTTCTATTGATGTTACGCTTGTTTTCGTTACATACAAGCATTGATCACTAGATGTCGGAGTGAGTTGTACGGTAATGGAATTGGGATCAACTAATCCCGCCCAATAATCAGGTAAAGGAATAATATTTTCCTTTGTTTTTCCTCGTGTGTATACAGCTAATTCAGGTCCTTCTAAGCATCCATGACGTAACCGCATCCCAGGTTTTGTCGGATGATGAATATCAAATAGTTTAGATGCTGATGCAATACTAGCTGCTGTAAGTGCACCTGTTACACCAACAGCGGCGGATGTTACTGTAACTATAGGTGATGTTAGTGTTATAGCGGTTGTTGCAGCTAAATTTAATGTTGTTGTTGATGCTATGTTACCCGCAATCATTGTAGGAGCTGTTAATGACGTACCTACAATAATATCAGGTGCCAGTACCGTTTCTGTTGCAATTACATTTGTAGATATGTTAGCCCCAGAATTAAAACTACCACCAGGACCACCAACATTACCAATATCAGGGGGAATGCTTAACAAACTTAAAACAACACCTGGCACCGCAGGAACAGTCGGCAATGCAGGTAATCCAGGCACCGCAGGAATTTGACCTGCTTCTGGAAATCCCATGCTAGGATTTAACAATGATTTTAATGGAACAGAAATTTTAGGTGGGAATTCAGGTAATGATGGTAAAGGTGGCAACAACCCGAGTATGCTTGCGGGAGTTAACGTGGGTAACTGCAAATTAAAATCAGGAACTTCAATATCATCTATTACTGCTAAATTCATTCTAGCAAGAGCTGCTGTTTTCAGCGCTTCTGCTGCCCCTAATGCACTTGTAGCTGCCGCTGCTGCATTTCTACTAATATCTGCGGCGGCAGTTGCGGCAGAAAGTGCACTAGATGCCGCTTCTATTTCACTCGCAGAAGCACCCGACGCTTTAAGCTTTTCTAATTTTAAAGCTGCTTCGTTTGTAGCAGCTACCTTAGTTGCGATTTCATCATTTAATGATGAGATCTGCGATGTAATAGTGTTTATTTTTTCAGTCGCACTTGCTGCTGCGTTTGCTACTAAATCCTGTACTACCGAGCCGTTCGATATTGTTGGCAATGCAGGTAATGACATTACATCTCCTGAGCTGTTTTAATTGCGTCTATGTACGTTTGACGAGGTTGTACACCTACAAATGTATGTATAATTGCGTCATCTTTATTTAACACTAATACCGTCGGCACAGAACGGATATTAAAATGCTGTGCCATGTCAGGATTGCCGTCTACATCTACGGTTTCAAATGTTACATCAGGGAACTCCTGCGCTAGCCCCTGAATAACAGGAGCTAGCATTTTGCACGGAGCACACCACGGGGCAGTAAATCGCATAACAGTAATCATACGATTTCACACGCTCCACCTACACAGGCAGCTTCACCTTGCAAGTTTGTTACATCTTCAAATTCTACAACATCATCAAGATTAATATTATGTAAAGTCTTTACCATTTCATTATATTGTTCTTCTGTAATATCTTCAAAGGGAGCTTGAATATATGTATGATCGCTGTACGGAAGGACAGATAGTGCGGTGAAGCTATCACGATTTGCCCACATCCATTCTCCAACTTCCTGCCATTCATCAGGTTTAATAGATACCGTGACGGATACATTATTTTTATTGGTGCCC